AGGGCTGCCTGTGCCAGTTTTTGGTAGTGTGTCTGGTGTTTTATGTGCAGGAGTCGCCGGACCCTGTTTAGTGGTTTATTTTTTTCTTGACGTATGGCTTTGGCCCCGAGGATGAGGGTGGCAAGGATGTCGCCCAGGGCGGTGGTGTCGCGTGCTATGCGTAGCACTTGTCCGAGGATGTCTTTTGTGTTGTCGGTCTTTATTCTCGGCAGGGTGGAGACGAGCTCCGATACAAGGATGAGGGTGGCAACGGAGGGCGGAGCTGCGGTGTAGTCCCGCCCGTCGAGGGTTACGGAGATTTCCTTTTGTAGTATAGTGTCCCCCGTCCGTTGCTCGGTGGTTTTTTTGTTGGTGATCTGCTTTTGTCTGGCCATAGGTCTGGTTTTTTGTTTGTTGCGGGAGCAGGGGTCGAACCTGCATTTTTAGTAAATGGAACTAACGAGCTGCCTATTGCTCTATCCCGCCAGGTGCGGAGGATTGCCCCCCTCCGCTTGTGGGGTCAGGTGCACAGTGGTTAGGCTGGTATCTGCGATACAAGGATGTAGGCGGTATTTCCGTCGGCCGTAAGGGTGATGACGGCGGTCCGCACGGTTGCTCCTTCGTTTGCTGTCACTTTTACGGTGGCAACTTTTCCGGCCTTTGTGACGGTAGCCCAGTCCTCGCTCGAGCTGGCGGCAGTCAGGTCGCCGGCGGAGGTGGCGGTGAGGGTTTTACCTGTCGCGTCGGCATCATCACTGAAATACAGTGCCGAGGGTGTGATTACCAGATTATTGGCCGTATAGGCTTTGAGGATGTTTCCGGAAGCGGGCTTGATGGCGTCAAAGGAGTACTTCCATACTTTGCCGTCTGCGGCGGCATAGCTTTCTTCTACGGTTACGACGCAGTTTTCAAGAATAAATCCCTCGCAGGCCTCATCTTCAGGCGTGAGCCTTACGGCATAGTTCGATGCGATGAGTCCGTCGGTGTCGTCGATGGGCTTGGAGTCGCCTTTTTTTACGAAGATTTCCAGCTCAAAGAGGTATTTATTGAGCTCGTAGCGCACGTCGACGATGCCGCCCCCTTCCTGGGGTGCTTCTTTTTTATTGCCTTTGGTTGTGGCAAGCTTGGCGGTGTCTTGGCGTATCTCCGGGAACGGTGTCCATACAGCGCCGATGGCGGGTGCTCCGTTGATGGCGGCTGTAAATTCTACTTTGGGTTTTCCCCACGATAATTTTGCCATATTGGTATTTGTTTTTAGTGTGATTTAATAAAATTTGTACTTTAGTTTTACGACGATAAAATGTTGCTGAATGTCTGGGTCTGCTTCCGTGTAGATGGTCTGTTGTTGCTCGAAGATGTAATCTGAACGGTGTGCGGTGAGTGTGTCGACCCATGCTTGCGCCGCCTTTTCGAGGGTGTCGCAGCGAGCGCCGTTTTCTACCATTAGGCCATTGGCGAGGGGGATATCCGGCACGTAGATGTTGATGGCTACGACGCCGGTTTGTATCTGCCCGGGCAGGCCGGTGGTGAAAATTACGACAGCATCTTCTTTTTTGCTGTCCCTGGGTCGGTAGCCGGAGCGGTATAGTATTCCCGATATGGTGCTGTCTATGAGGGTTGTCCCACGCAGGAGGGCCATTATTTCGGTCTGTACTTCTTTGGCTGTTTTCATTCCCTTTGTTTAGTTTAGAAATCCGAGTTTTTTCAGTATACCGGGCAGTAGCTTTTCGGCCAGAAGCTCGGCTGAATCCAGAACATCGTATCGTGCCGAAACGTAGGCGGCGTATTCTTTGCCTGCTACAAGGATCAACACGATGCCTTTTGGGAAGCGGTTCACGAGTCGGCGGGCATATTCTTTGCCATCTTTTGCGCCCTGTCCCCCTTGCTTTACGGTTTGAAAGCTGCTGCTTTCAATGATGAGTCCATCTTTGGCTACGATGTAGCCTATTGAACTGCGAAGGTTACCGGTGCGGTCGCGGTAGCTGTTTGTATCTCTTGCGGCGATCAGGCAGCGCTCTCCCAGGTAGTTTAGGTTGTAGATTAGCTTTTTTTCAAGCCTTTGGAGCTTGTCGTCGAGGTATGCTTCAACCTGCCTCTGGGGTGTGATCTGCCTTGCTGCCATTATACGAGGATTCTTAATATTCCCACTTCGTTGAGCTGTTCGTGTTCGATTACGGTAAACTCTCCAAGCTCTTCGCCCTTGTCGTTCAGTAGCCGTATGCGGCCCGGGGTGAAGTCTGCTGCTGCCTCGATGAGTATCTCATAGGAGGCGATGGTGAAGGCTTCGCCGGGCTTTGTCTTGCCCCGGTAGCTGAAGGTGTTGGTGCGATATTGACAAGCGATGGCATTGCTCCAGGTGCTTGTCGCGGTAACGGGGTAGCCGGTGGTGGGGTCTATTCCTCCCCCGGTTTCCGTTGATTGGGCTTGTATTGTTCCGTTTTCGATGATCATAACCTGTCCCCTTTATACCCGTAGATGGATTTCGGTACGCTTACGGCATCCTCTCCGTAGGTAAAGTACAGGGACATTGCTCCCTGTCGTAGCGTGGTGCGTTGCTCGGTAGAAAAGCTGTAGGAGATTCCTCCCTGCGATACGTCCGGGGCGGTGGAGAGCCATAGCATGGTGTCGGCTCTTGCGAGCTGAAAGGGCGCGCTGGCTCTTAGCTCCGGTGTTACGCCATCTTCGAGGCTCAAACCCCTGGCAACGGCTATCTCGAGGATAGTCCGTTGCGGTATGGGGTAGGAGGTAAGGCTGCGTAGGGCATCTGCAACGTATGTGCCGATCCCGCTATCATCCAGGGTAGTATGTATAGATAGTTCAGCCATTTTTTATCGTGTTGGTTTAGACGTTAGCGGCTTGCGTAACGGTGAAGGTTCCGGTGTCGCCGTTGCTGTCGGTCACGGTTATCGTTGTAGTACGTTCCGGTGCAGCCTCTTCGCTGTTGGCGGCAACTTTAACCTTAACTTTGAGGCCAGTTATCGTCATGGTGGCCCAGGTTCCTTCAGCGGCAGGCACAGCGCTTACCAGGCTGGCGGCGTCGGTGGTTACTGTTACAACCTTACCTGTCGTGTCGGCAGTCTTAGCAAAGCTGAGGGATGTCGGGTCAAAGGCCAGGGCTGCCTTGTTGGCCTCCATCAGGTAGATGGAGCTTGCTCCGTCTATCACGGGGAGGGCGAGGGCTTGAGCCATTGTGAATTCCTCCAGGGGGTCTGTCTTACTGTATTTGCTCACGAGGGTTCCTTGCCCGGCTTCCTGGTAGGTTACTCCGGCGACGGGGTTGTTCTTTTCGGCCACGTTACCGTAAACCAGGCGACCTACGACGTTGTCATAAAGGAATACGATGTTAGCTTCCACCCAGGGGCGAACGACGCTCTGTACTCCGTTCTTTTCGATACGGAAGGAGCTGTTAACAGGAATAAATCGGGCGCCGTATAAATCCTCCAGGGCTGCCAGGAAGTTGGCCCGGCTGGGAACGGGGAGGTTGGCGGTGGAGGTGTAGATGTAGTTGCTGTAGTTTGCCGAGATTACTTTCCCCTGTGTTGAGTTTTTGAAAAGGTTGAAGTATTTCTGGCTCATCATGACCACGGCGATTTTGTTTCCGTCAGCTTCGGCGGCGTCGAATACTTCGTCGATGTCATCTTGCGGAACATAGCCGGAGTTTCCCCAGGCTATCTTGGACCGGAAGAGGTGTTCGGCTTTGTATCCGAAGTCTACGCGGATGCCTACGCCGGTGTTTTCGGTATCTTCCACGAGAGTGAAGCCAGAGGATAGCCCCTGTTGGAACATGATCTCTTTTCTCACGTCGATGCCCTTAATGCAGCGGGGTATGTCGTCGAAGATTTTTTGGGCGATCTGGTATTCGCTTACTCCTGTGGCTTGCATTACCTGGATGTCGGAGATGGTTTTTTCTCCTTTGCGGAGCTTAAGTCCGATCTTGGGTATGTCGCCGGAGGCTGCGGTGATGCTGTCCCTTTTTTTCAGGGGCAGGGAGCTTTCCATAGACACTACGTCGGCGGCTACGATGGAGCCGTTTATTTCACGAGAGCCCCATTTGAGGTCTGCGGAGAATTCCTCTGTCAGCATTGTTTTGTGCAGCAGGGTTTCCTCCTCCTTTTTGCCGTTGATTAGTTCGGTCACTTTGTTTACAAGCGGCGCGAACCATTTGGCCAGATATTCAATAAAAAATGATTCATTCATCGTTGTTTTGTTTTAGGGGGTTAGACAAATTCAATTCTGGGGAGGGCTGCGATGATGGCGGCGGTTACGGCGTAGGGGCTGGCGGTCTTGTTTACCTGGCCGATGGTCAGGACGGCTGCCATTGGTTTGGCCCGGAGGATGGTTTTCTTCAAAACTCCGACATAGGTTTTTCCCGTTGTGTCAACAACGTATGTTCCGGTATCAGAGTCGATTTGGAGGGGTTCAAGAACGCCGGATGAGTCGTCCTTTACTATGACGTGCCCGGCTTGGATTACGTCAACGGCCGAAAAATTCGTTACGTCGAGCGCAGCTCCTCCCGGTACGTCGCCGAGGTCCCTTATGATGATCACGGAGTCTTTTCCGTCATCGATCAGGGTGGGGGTGTTGCTTAGTGTTGCTGTTGCCATTTGATTTGGTGTTTTAGCGGTTAGAAAATTGCGTTAATTTTACACTCTTAAGCCTTTGGTTAGGGCTTCTACTTCTGCCTCGCTGGCTGGCTCCGTTTTTCCGGAGGTGTCAACGCCTTTTGCTTTGGGTCGTCCAAAGACTGCCCCTTGCGCTGAGGCTTCTTTCAGGAGGTTGTCGACTTCCTCTTTTACTTCTGCTGTCAGGGAGGCGAATTGTTCGTCTGTAACCCCTTCGACAGATATCCGGTTATAGGGCCGGCGGAGGTGTTCGGGCAGCTTCCCGGTGATGGCGGTAAGTTGTTCCCGGCGTGAGAGTGTGGTTTTTTCCTGCTGCATACGTGCCAGGGTGTCGGTGAGCTCTTTATTGCTATCGAGCAGGGACTTTGCCCAGGCGGGCGCGTCATCAGGAAGTTTGGTTTTTTCGGGTTCTACGTGTTTTTCCGGCTCGCCCCCGAGGGATTTAAGCCGTTGCTCCAGGTCCTTTAGCTTGCGCTCTGCTTCTGCTTTTGCGGTTCGCGTGCGGTCCGTGTCGCTTTGGAATGCTTTTAGGAGCTGTTCAACCCCGGCAATGGCGGTGTCGATGCCTGCTTCTTCTGTTACCGAGTTGGCGAGGTAATCTGCCACCCCCTCGAATGCTTTGTCCCCGAACCCCAGGTTTTTATACTTGGTTTCCAGGGCGGTTTTAATCTTTGCTTTCATTTCTTTGTGGTTGTTTTTTGGTTAAACTGGACAAATATAATCAAAGTGCGTATATTTGTATAATTTATTTTCAAAAAAATGCACTTTTATAAATCCGGGTGTATAAGTATTATAGTTAATAAAGCGTAAATAACGGCCTAAATGTTTGTTATGTCGGATATACTTCGTATATTTGAATAATCAAAACAGTAATAATCGCCTTCGGGCATAATCAAAAAAGTTATGAAAGCAACAGTAGTAAAAAACAGCACAGGGTTCATCGGTTTAGAAGTTTCTGATAATCGCCAGGTCCTCAGCCCGGAGGATCGCATTTTGTTGAGCTGGGGCGTTTCCCCGGACAGTATCTCCAGCTTGTCGTTTGATTTTGATGCAGAGGGGTTGAGGTCTGAGTTTTTAATTCTCTCCATCCTGCAGGAGAATATCCGTTGCGAGAGCGCAAAGATGCGGCTTTATGAAAGCTACGATAAGTGTGGCTTGAAGTCGTCGGCTAAGAGTAGGGCGGACTATATGGAATCCCGTAAGCGCTGCATCCAGTACAATCTTGAGATGGACGCTGTTCTGGAAATGGTTTTCAATTATGTAGATGCCTTATAACCCTGGGGTTATGGCTCTAAATATAGCAATAGCCGGGGTTTCTTAGGATCGCATTTAAGGCGCCTTTTGAAGCCCCGGCTTTTTTGTAATGTATAAAATTAACCCGGCCTGGTAGTTACTGCCTGGCTTTAATTAAATATCCCATGAGAACAAAAAAAGTTTACCACCCGGAACAGATCGATGGTCGGTTTTATTTCCCGGTCGATGCCAGAACGGCAAATCCCTGTAATGCTTGCTGTTTTAAAAATGTTTGTTCGTGTCCCATTGATGCTCCGGCGCCGTGCATGGCTCATTTGCGCCCGGATAGGCGAAGTGTTTGTTTCGTTCCGGCTCCGGAGGGCTATGTTTTTTTAAAAATAGATTCTGAAAAACTATAGCTGTTTTGACATATATATATACTCTCCTTTACTTTACTTTACTTTATGTATAAGTCGACCGATATATTGATATTTATCGACCGAATAATTGGTTTTGTCGGCTGTTTAATTGGTGTTTCATATTATTATATTGTTAAGTTTTGTTTTGTATGTATCTGGCTGTTAGGAGTCTCAGGTTTTTTTTGCAAAAGAATTTCAAAAAGTTGGTGTTTTGGTGGTTTTTTAGCTGGTTTTTGGTGTGATTATATATGTGTTAAAGTAGTATAAATAACTGCTTTTTATTTGGTAAATACGCAAATGCGTATTATCTTAGTGGTGTAATCAAAAATACAGTAATTATGAAAACAGCTAAATTAATCACGAGAGCAGACGAGGTAAACGTCATTTGTTATTCCATTCCTGGTAGTAATGATTTTATCATGGGCCGGACTCCTAATGGGGGTTGGGTTGTTAATACAAGCTATGGTGTTATGATCTACTCTACCAATGAGATGGAGGAGGTGTATAATCTTGATTTGATAGAAAGCAATCTGGAAAGGCTGTCCTGGCCTGCCTGATTAATTATTTACTAACAATTTAAAAAATACTATTATGAAAACTTCTTACAGAAAGCACATTGAAAACATGGTTAGGTTTTCTGACAAAAAAAAGGGCATAGTACGCAACATCAAAAGCATGGAAAACGCTATAGACGAACGTATCCGAAAGATTAAAGAAACAAAAGCGGTGATGGACGGGCTATATGATTACGATGATAGCAGGACTGAATACTAATAGGGCAGATTTTTAACCTCTAAAAACAAACAATTATG